ATGAAAATAAAAAACAAATATTTAAAATTGAAAAAAATATATAAAATCAATCCATTAGTATCTTTTTTGTTGAGTTTTTCAGTGTGTGCGCAACCGATCATTATTGACGGTGCTGTACCCAATGAGATTACCAAACAGGAAATACTGAGTAAATTGTATACAACTTATGGGCAGAAAAATGTGGTGGACCGCATCCAGATCCGTCAGGTCACCGCCCCAGCAGACTGGTCAAATACAGTCATTACAGTAATTCATGAAGACCTGAAAAAGGTCAAAAACGGTAAATTAACAGTAAAAGGTACTGATATTCAGCTCACAGGTAAAGTATCAAATCCTCATGAAATTCAGGAAACTACAGCAAAATTTCAGGGATTAACACCAGCAAGTTACCGCTTAAATACCCAGCTTTCAGTCAATCAGGCTGAACAGCAGATCATTGATGCAGCATTAAAGAATCGAATTATTGAGTTTGAATCTGGTAGTGCGGTATTAGCATTTTCAGGTGCACAGATCCTGGATGAAATGGTCATTGCTTTAAACAAGGTGGGTGCTAAAAAAATACGGATTATTGGACATACGGATAGTTCAGGCAATGCTCATCAAAATCTGCAATTGAGTCAGCAACGTGCAGAAGCAGTAAAGACTTATTTAATCAAAAAAAATATTCCAGCACATTTGCTCAGTACTGATGGTCTAGGTGCAAGTAAACCTGTAGCGGAAAATACCACAGCTGAAGGTCGAAAGAAAAACCGTCGGATTGAGTTTGAAGTACTTTAAAAATATAAGTTGCTTGAGCAACAACATAGATAATCGTATTATTAATAGTTGTTATTCCTAAGTAGAAATGTCCTACCTTAAAACCAAATAGAAATGTCCTATACAGACATTTCCAAGTCAAGCACAGGATTCAGATTTCGTTCTTTGATTACTGTTTTCTGTGCACGTCTGCTTGGCATCTTTTGAGAACGATTGCGTTTATTTTGTTGTTCTAGTTCTTCATGCTGCTGTTGAATATGGGCTAATACAGAACCCAAACGTTTATTTTCAACAATCTCTCGCTGGTTGAGCTGACTTAATTTATCGAAGATGCTGTAATTGATTTTTCTTCCCTGATATTCAATCGCGACTGTACTATCCGGGTATTCCAGAAACTCAAGATACTTGCCAATCAATCTTTAGTTTTCTTCCGTGTTTTCCAGGAGATATACGCATTTATCATAAGTGATCGTCAGGCTATTCGTGACTCTGCGGGGTTCACGCCAGGTAAAAATATCATCTAATTCTTCGGCTGTTTCAGTGACAGTCCGGTGTAGATCCTTGGGATTAAAGGCCATCTTGGCAAACTTCTGATTGAACTGCTCAATGAAGCAGGGTAGCCAGGCATTGGCTTCGGCAATCGAACTGATGCCTTCCAGACGCATTTCTTTGATCAGACGGTCCTGAAGCGTTCAATTGGCTCGTTCTACACGGCCTTTGGCCTGTGGTGAATTAGCGAAGATAATATCGATATTCAGGGTGTTGAGTACACGTCCAAACTGGGTAATCTTGGTGTCTTTCTTGCTGCTTTGATTCACTCTAAAGACTGAATGTTTGTCGCTGTAAAACGCTAAAGGCTTACCGTGCTGTTCGACATATAAACGTGTCGAAATCATATAGTCAAAAGCTGATTCTGATTCACAGAAGCGTAAATGCTGCAATTTGCCTGTGGCATCATCAATGAACACCAGTAGGCAGCATTTAGCAGCGCGTCCTTCGAACCAGTCATGGTGTGAGCCATCAATTTGGATCAGTTCACCAAAGCAATTGGATCGAGGCATCCATAAGTCAGCTGCAATCATCCAGGAACGTAGGGTTTCTACTGAAAGATCGAATCCATGTACGGTGGTGAGCTTTTCATGCGCTAAAGTGGGTCCGAAACCATGGAGTTGGTCAGAAACAATATTGAGGCATTTGAGTCTGATTTCTTCAGGAAGTTTGGAATTGCTGATTTGGCCACGACCGGCATGGGCTAATGCAACTGGACCTTGGGCTTTGTATTTCTGCAGTAAGCGTCTGATCTGACGTTCTGAAATATGAAGTAGCTGAGCAGCCTGGGATTGAGTTATGCGTTGATCGCAGATTTCCTGCAAGACCGACAATCGTTTAAGTTCTTTATCCGACATAGACACCAACATATCAAACCGTCCGCTAAGGAAATTGCAAAAGTGCATATTCTAAAAGCGGACATTTTTACTTTGGAGAAACCGGACATTTCTATTTTGGAGTTACAAACCAATTTCGCATAATGTTGCCATGATTATGTTACTTGCCCTTCACATTGCTACAAATAAAAAGCCCAATGGTATCTCTCCAGTGGGCTTTTTATTTGTCAATGTTGCTACGATCCCGACAGCAAGGAAGGGCATTTAACATCAATCTGCATTATACGAATATCAGTCTTCTATATCACAATAAATTGTAATTTCCTTTTTTAATCCGCTTTTTTTACTTCTTCTATATATTTCATTACATCTTTAGCTTTTATCTCATTTAAGTGCTTGTATAACAATGCATTAATTATGTCTGCTTCTTCAATTCTTTCTTTTGTCTCAATAATAAAATCTAAAGATAGTTCTTTAATCTTCTCTGTAAATTCACCGCGGATTCTATAGGTCTTTGATAGATCTGACTTTTTCATGGTTTGTACAACTTAGTTAACTGTGATGCTATTATTCTGTCACATGTTGTATTGTTGCGTGCAATTGTGTTATGTTTCGGTTAAATCATTGCGTGTGATGTTGTTGCATGAATAACTATACTTTTAAAAGTCCACAGGATTTCACACAAGCTGCCTTCAATAGAGTGGCTGAGTTAGTTTCTCAAAATGGTCAGTTCTGCCTTGATGAATGTATTCCTGCTTTCTCCACAGAGCAGTGTTTAGAACACCTGGCATTAGTAGCTGCTGAAATGGCTTATGACTATTCATTGATTGACGCACATGCAGATTTATACAAAAAAGCAAATCAAGAATTAAAAGATGAAATGGGGGACTGCTAATGATTATTCGTTCTGTTCATCAAATAGATATCGTTGAATGCCCACACTGTTTTTGCAAGATGCACAAATCAGTATTGCCATTTCATATGACGCGTTGCATGGGGTAATTTGATATGTCTTCTAATAAGAAAAAGTTATCCGCAGATTCTCAAAATCAAAATAGCTTAACCTGTCAAAACACAGGAGAAAGCCTTAAAAACAAGCCTAGATTCGCAACTAACATCGTTGTTCCTACCCCCATTTATAATATGGGGGTTACGGCAGTCGAGCCTCGCCTGAAATTTGATGAATTCACCTTCCCGCGGAAGCTAGACAACCAAAAAATGGTGATGACCGACAAGGGTCAGCTTCCAGTTCTGCATTCAGTTTCATGTGATGAATACGACATAGCCGGACATGACTGGATTACGTTCTCATTTTGCCAGTCTACTTTGGGCGATGCTTACTACTCTTTAGCTCCTGAAGATGCTGAAAGCGAACTGACTTACGGCATTGAAACATTCCTTGATCATCATCTTTATGAAATCTTCGGATTCGGTTTAGCAAATAAACGCGAAAAGGGCATGCATAACTATAAGTTTGCTTATGAGCTGGAAGATATGTTGGGCATGGTCCTTTATGGCCATTCATCAAAGCGTATTAGTGTTCAAATCAATGGTTCGGGTTGTGCTTTAGCTCGTAAAGGCTGGCAATTACGTCTTTATAACTGGCTCAATTCTTATCAGATGGTTCATCAGGAAGATGGTTCTAACAAGGTTTTCGGCTGTGTAGCTCCAAAAATTACTCGTGTCGATCTTTGCTATGATGACTTTGAAGGCAAGTACATCACTGTAGATATTGCTGACCTTTGGGACAATGTAGACGGCTTCTGGTGTGGTGGTCGTGCTCCTAAAGTTGAAAAGCTCGGTGCTTGGAAACGTCCATCAGGTAAAGGTCGTACTTTCTGTGTTGGTGATCGAACCAGTGGCAAATATTGCCGGATCTATGAGCGTGGTAAAAAGGAAGGGGATAAGACTAGCCCTTGGGTACGTGCTGAGGTCGAAATCAAGTCTAAGGACCGTTATATCCCTTTAGATATCCTTCTTGAGCCTTCCAAGTATTTTATTGGTACTTATCCAGCTTTTGAATGGCTTGCTCGTCAATTACAGCAAGACTTGATTACTCCTGAAAAGACTGAGGTTGTTAAAAAGCAATCTAAGATCAATTGGGATAAATCAATAGAAATTGTTAAAGAACAGTTCGGTAAATATATTCGCCAGTATTCAAAAATTATTGAGCCTGCTGAACTGGTTCAAATGCTTTCATCCGATAAAGATGAAGTACCTAAACGTCTAGAGTTTTCTCATAAAGCTGTCATGCAGTCTATTCGCATAAAACAGCCAATTTCTAATACTTCTGATGATCTTCCACTATTCGTGGGGGTTCCTCATTTAACTTCTAATCCATACAAGGAAAATCAAAATGCAATTTACATCTGATGTTGTAGTACGTGGTTCTAAACCTTCTAAAGGTGAATATAACGGTACTGTTTATAACTCTACTAAAGTTTATATCGACACTGAGATGCAAGCTGGTGAACGTTCATCTGGTCAAGTTACCTCTGAATATACGTGGGGTACTTCTGAAAATTATGACCGCATTGAAAAAATTCCTCACCCATTTAAGGCTAAGGCAATTATGCAAATTGTTTCCAATGGTCGTGATTCCAAAACAATTCTTGTTGACTTGATTCCAGAAGCTCAACCAGCAGCTAAATCTGCTTAAGGATTTTAAAGAATGTCTTACGAGTGCAAAACCTTAACACCTCCACAACAAGGCGTTGCACAAGTATGCATGGAATGGCAAGAAGCCAGCTTTTTGCCTGAATTAACTGGGGCGGATCGTGACTTGATTCTCCAGTGGGCGATTGGGATCTTCGCATTGGTCTTTGTCGTTAGAAAAATAATGCGGTTCTTTTAACTAAAACTGAGGCTCATCTCATGAAAAAAACAACTCAAAACCGCCTAGCGGTAATTAATCGTAAAAACGTTGCAACTTATGGTTTAGGGGCTACTGTTTCAACTGCTCTTATGTCAAGCAATGCCAATGCTCTTGATGTATCTACCGCTTTAACTGGCGCAGATGCAGAAGCAAACATCGAAACTGGCGCTCTTTGGGCGTTGGGTATCGTTGTTGTGATTTACGGTGCTAAAAAAGTTATCGGTTTCTTTGGACGTTAAATTTGGTTATTCAGCTATGAAAAAAACATTATTTATTATTTTGGTATTTCTTCCAATTAATTCCTTTGCTTTTGGAATAGCTGCTCAACTTGAAGATTCTATAGTACCAAATATTGATGCTCTTGCTCTTTGGTGTATTGGCGTTGCTCTTGGTACTTATGCAATCAAAAAAATTATCTCGCTCTTTAATCGTTAATTTTTGGAGTCAAGAAAATGACAGAATCTGATCTTAACTGGATTATTTTAGCTGTTCTTTTCTTGGCTTTTTATCGTCTGCTTAAATAAGAAATTAAATATTTGGGGGTTTTATGAAAGCGTTTAAATATTTAATTTTTTTATTTTTTTTATCTATATCTTTTCAAGCTAATGCTTATTATGTTGTAAATGGGATTAAAGGTGCTACACGTGAACAGGCTTGTTCTAATTTTGCTTCTAAATTTGGTCCCACAAATGTTAAAAAATTTAATGATACATATTTATGCCAATATTCAGCGAATGGATATACCGGTTTAGGTTCTTGGACTATTGCTGAAGAAAATCTCGATTGTCCTTCCTCTACTTCAAAAGATTTAAAAGTTCCTGCTAACTCAAAAAGTTATGTTTGTGTTGCAGGTTGTCAGTATCGTTTACGCGCTTGTGTAGATGTAGACATTGAGCCGGGCATGACTTGCTCAGCTATTTCTACAGGTCAGGAGTGTGGAACAAATCCACCACCTAATACACCTGATCCAAATAAACCGCCTGTTGATCCTGCTGAGCCTGATCCTGCTGATCCTAATGGTCCACCATCCCAAAATACTTCTAATAGTGAAAGCACTTCTACTTCAACAAGTGAAAGTACTTCTACCCAGACAACAAATAACAATACCACGATCACTAACACAACAACCAATACCACGACAAACACGACCACAAATACCACTATTAATTTAGATAGATTGGAAGACGTCATTAAAAATATGACTTCTGTTTTATCAAATAAATTAGATGCCATTTTAGGCAAGATGGATCAGAACGGTGGTTCTGATGGTGGTAATGGTGATGGTACTGATTTAACGGAAACTAATGCAAAAATAGATGAAAATAATTCTTTGCTTTCTGATTTAAAAGATTGGCTCACTGGTGAAGGTGATGGTTCCAATGGATCGGGTGGAGATAATCCTTTTGGTAATGATGCTGTACCTGAAAAACAACTAACTCAACAATCTTTCCAGACTAATCTTTTTTCTGGATCGGCTGCATGTCCTTCTGATCGTACACTTTCTTTTACTTTGTTTACTGGTAAGTCTTTCTCTAAAACATTTAGCTTTGCTATTTGGTGCGATAAGTTGCAGATTTTTGGTTATTTCATTCTGATCGCTTCATATTTTTACGGTGCTTTGATTATTACGAGGAACAGCTGATGCCTGCATTATTAATTACGATTCTAACTGCTTTTGCTTCTAGCCTTGTTGCTCGTTTGCTTCTTGGTGCTGGATTGGCTTTTGTTTCTTATACATTTATTAATGATCTTGTTATGCAGGCTCAAAATGCAATGCAGGGTCTTTATAGCAATATTCCTTCTGACATTATGGGAATCTTGGGTATTTTAAAAATACCTCAAGGCTTAAGCGTAATCATGTCCTCAATTGGCATTGCTGCTTTTATTAAATCATCCAAGTTAGCACTTGGGAAAGCATGATAAGCGCACGCGAAGGAAGAATGACGCCCAACGTGCGCGGTCATGCTCTCAAGTGCTAATGGAGGATTAAATGGCTCAATTAATCACTGCACCAGTGGGAACTGGTAAAACTTTAAAATGTATTGAACTTTGTTTTAAATATTTGAATCAGGGTAGGGAAGTCTATACCAATATTATTGGTATTAAAGTTTCAGGTGTTCGTGTTATTGAATCTAATAACTTACATCCTTTCGATTGGCGCGATCTACCCAATGGAGCAGTCCTGATATTCGATGAAGCGCATGAACATCCTGCTTTTTCTGAACGTGATTTACTTCGTAATCATAAAATTCAATTTTGGGAAGATGAATTAAAACGTATTAATACTTTGGATCTGCCATCAACAAAAAGAAAGGAATTGCTTACCCAGACTAAGGAGATGTATTCAAAGATTTTAAAAGACGAAAAGGAAAAAATATTAGATATTGGTATTTCAATGTCTATGCATCGTCATTTTGATATTGAATTGATTTTAGTTACTCAAAACCCTACAAAATTAAACCGTGATGTTTTAGGTAACATTACCATTCATAAAGTTATGCGTAGAAAGTTCGGTTTTGAAGCTGCTAACATTTGGACCTTCGGTGAAGCCATGACAACATGGGGTAAAACCGTTGCTGATGGTGCTTTAGTTAAGGAGTACTGGAAGTTTCCTAAGCATCTTTTTAACTTTTATAACTCTGCTGAATCTCATAATGTAGAAAAATACTTCCCTAAAAAATATTATGCTTTTGCTTGTATTCCTTTATTCATTTTCTATTTAGGCTATTCAAAAGCATCTGAAACAGGTTTTTTTGGTCTTATTCCTAAAGCTGAATCTGCAGAAGTTGTCCAGGAAGATTCTTCACTGGAGACATTGCCTTCTGCTGAGGTTGTGGAATTAGATGATAATGATCCAACTAAATTGGCGCTTGATCAAGAAAACGCGGATATGCTCGGAATTACATTGGAACAATATCGTGCTTTAAAGTCGGGTGATGTTGAAAAGGCAATTTCTTTACCTCCTAAATCTTATAACTCTTCTGATCCCTTTGATTATTCTTATATGCAAGCACCACCAGTCACAGCACATCAGGTTTTTTCAGGCTGTTTTAACAATGTACCTTACGATACGCAGGGAACTATTATTCATGGTGCGCCTAAAGATTTATGTTCTCGACTTTATAAAGGTGACCGTCCTTTCAATCCTTATAAACAGGTAAATACAAACTATGGAATGGCTGTTCAAAACAATCCTACGCAAGATTATCAATCTGCTCCTAAACAAGATATTCCGCAGGTTCAAAGTGTTCAAAATGTTCAAATGACTGCTGATGATATAGAGCGATTATATGGAAAATCTTGAAATCTTTTTCCCTGATTACAAGCTCCCGTATTAAGTTATATCGGTAGATTCAGAGCGTCCCGAATGGGCGCGAACTGATTATTTCATACAGATGAAAGTCATTTTTACTTTCCCTTTATGCTTTCTACTTCCTGTTTTAATTAGCTTTTTGCTCTCGTTTATCTGCTTTAAGCATTCTTTATCTGTTGTTTTATCTAATATTTTTATTTTTTCTGTCTCTGTGTCGTATTCTATTTTAATATGAGTATTAGCATATGCATTAGCTGTTATTAAAGTTGTTAGTACAAGCAATCTTTTCATTTTGCTTTCTCTGTATTAGATGCTTATCTTATAATCAATAATTAAGCTTTATTGCAAGTATAGCGGCTTATAACATGCGGGTTACGATTGGCGAAAATTAGAACAATTGAGGGTTTTTTGATGATCATAATTAGAATTTTGAAAATACTTCCTATGTTTGTTCTTCTGTTTTTGCTTGTTTCGGGTTTAAAGCAGTGTCAGCAGAATATCTGTGATTCAGATCCGATGATGTGTGATTAGCCACTGGAGAGAATAATGAAAAGTTTAGGTTTTTATTTTGTCGCTTTCTTTTTTTTATATTTGATGTGTATTTTTACACTTGGAGTTGCAGGCGAGTCTAGTTTTCTTCTGCAATTTTCTATTATTTATTTAATTTCTATTGTTGTTTGCTATCCATTTTTTGAAATGGTTAGAAGAAAGTTTTAA